GCCCACCCGAGTTACGTTCAGGAGTAAAACTATACGGCGACATCTAGCTTGCTAGGCTGGAGGTCATGCAGAAATTCATAGGCTTTCTGTGCTTTGCTTGCCGCTGACTTAACAATAGTGGTGTCAGATTTAAGAGCAGTAACGTAGTGCTGTATATAATCTACGTGCTGAAGGCTCCCATCCAAGGCAAAGTAATTAGCAAAGAAAGCACTGGTGATTTCAGCTACAAGTTCTTCAAAGGCATATGCTTTACTAAACTTACCTCCACTTTGGTCACGATCAAGGCGTGATGCGTGCCCGGTCCAGTGACCGAGCTCATGGAAGAGAGTAGCAAAGTAAAGGGCTTCGGATTTGAAATCAGTGATAGGTGGTATCCCAATATAATCTGCTTTGTTCTGGAAGAAAGCTTGGTTAGGATGGTGTTTAATTGTTGCCTTGGTTCCCTTTACAAAGGCATCAGCGTGGGAGTAAGTGAATGTATAGGGGGTAGGTACCTCAACACCTGACACCTCAGCTGGTAGCCCCTCAATTTGAGAGCCATTAAATACAGTGAATACTTTGGTACGTTTAAGGAAAGGATCCCCCGGCTCTGCATCTTTAGCTTTAAACTCCAGAACTTTAACGAGCTTGGTACCTCTCTCTCCTTTAACAGACAGTTCAAGCTCATGCTGTTGACCATAGGTTAGCATCTGCTTGAAGGTCATCCATCTGTTAGTAGAATATCCATGTTCTAATGAAGACATCCAACATAGAAGTACATTGATGCCTGTATAGGGTGCACCTGTCAGTATATTATAAGGCATGACACTGGGATCAGTGCCCGACCAAGGACACAGCCAATTGGTGTTGTCACCTGTTTCTTTAATCTTTAATAGCTGTGAAATAATATAGTCGGTGACCTTTTGATAAAGATCATTTGACATCTATAAACTCCCGCTCCTTATCCAACAGCCGATGCATCGTATCAGCAACATCACCCTGCATTTTATTTGCGTCTTTGTAGAATGTTGCAATGCTATATTGAAGTCGCCAGTTTTCTTGGAGTTGTTCATATCTTTCGACATCTTTATCTTCACCTGTATCATATAGGCCGCAAGCTTCAGCGCGATTAGCTTCAGCTTCAGTCCAGCCAGCAGTCCAAGCTTGGGCCAGAACAAATGCACGGGGTGTGGTGTTAATACCAATGATCCTATACTTTTCTTCAGGATCAAGACACTCGATCCAACCATCCCAGCCTTTCTCGTAGTTCTTTAAGGCATACTGGTTGATGAAGTCGAGTTGAATAGTTGGACGATCTGGGAAGAACTTGTTCATAAGGGGTGACTCCTATTATCTTCTGGTTTAAATTAAGAGTAAGTCCAGTGTTAGGAAGGGGACTATTCTCTAGTGAATTGAGTTCATCGGGAGTTACATTGAGTAGCGTAGCTACACGATTGAGATTATCAACGGACATGATGCACCTGTGAGTTGTGATGTTCGCACCTGAAACTAGTGAAGGAGGTCGCCGTCATTCTTTATTGTATGGATGATAAAGGGAGCCCATATCGCGATGAAGATGGCGATGAATAATAAAAAGAATAAGGATATGAGTAACATAATTTAAAGTTCCTATTGGGAAGGCGGCGACAGCCGACATTAATTCTGTTTCCGTCTCGTTAATGACGGCGATAGCCGACAATTCTTGTATAAAAAAAATGAAAGGGAGGAAGCCAAGCCCGCTTGGGCCTGGCTGTATCCCGTTGGTGTTAAGCTACTTTCGGTAGGTCAACAACTAACTCTTCGACGGCTTTCGCTGTCTTGGAATTATCAACTACTTTCTTGACGAGCTTGCCGTCTGCCCAATCAATGGACTGTTTAAGCCAAGCTTCATATGTCTGGCAATCCTCGTTGGTGACTGCCTTATATTTAGCTTGGATATCGGAGCACATAGTGTGCAAGCAAGCCCATTGGATGTGCGCTTGGTTCATCCTGATGTTAAGGTTAGCTGTTAGATCATCCGATGCTATCGCTTCAACGTCGCCGCCTAGTTTGTCGGCTCGTTGATTAATTTGCTCAACGATAGAGTCATAATAATCCTTGGCTTTACGGCGTGCGGCGTAGACACCGCGCATGATATAGCCGTGTGCTACAGAGTAGCCAGTGAATCTATAGGGATTGGCTTGGCCGTTATCATCTTCGCCAACGCTAGTTGCCTGAAGCAATGGTGCGAAATCAAGGTAGATTTCAGCCTCAGTTTGGATGGTGTCGTTATGATTTGTATTTGATGTTGGTTTTACAATTGCTTTTTTCATTATATTCTCCAAGTTAAGTTTCAATTTTAAATAATCTCCCCGGGATATTCCTTGTGAGGAACTCCCGCTGAGAGGTTCCGCTCTTGCAAGGTGAAACAGCCACGCAAAGCATGGGCCGTGCGTATGCACGGCTATGCGTGGTTCTCGGTGTCAACATCTGATTGGGACGCAAGCCCCCACGCGAGAGCGTGGACTTGGGCGGCGGAGGCTCCGCAATCAGTTGTTTACGCCGATGGTTTACCTTGATAAAGCAGCGGGTTCTCGGGGGAGTTTCTCACTATTGAATCTCCCCCATATACTCATCTATATTCAAGTAGCGTATACAGATGCGTATTCGAAGCGTCGGTTTATTCCCTGCTGTTCGTATAGTTTGCAGAGTTCTAGTTCAAGTTCGTCTATTGATATGCGTACTTGATCCATCCGACATTCGTCATCCCATGAGATTAGGTTGCGATCCCAGAGGTCTTTTAGGTTAGCAAGCTCCTCATTCAGTTGTTTAATACTGATGCGGATAGCGGTCATGTCTTCGTAAAAGTTATATGTATGCATAGTGTGTACTCCTAAGTTGATTTAAGTTGTTAAGACACACCGTGTTCTCACGATGATAGGGGTACGTGGCCATATCGATAGCGATACTTGTCAATGATTCCTCTTGGAACCGCCTCTTCGCGGGGCGGTGAATTATCCGTGATACAAATTGGATATCTCCATAGAAATCACGCCCATAAATGACAGCGCATACTTATGCGCCTGTCTACGTGGCGATCTTGATTTCTACAGAGCCACCCGCAGATACGCCATCGAGGATGGCGACATCGTATCAGCCTTCTAATATACGGATAATTTATCGCATCATTTACTAGTAGATGCTTGATATGTTCTGCGCCAACCCGGTATTAGCAACAGCCAAGAGGGGCGCAAGTACACCTATCAGAGAGAGATATTATCATCCGAAGGATGATTCAATTCGAGCGTACTACGCCATCGACGAGCACTTCGAGGAGATGGCGACAGCTTATGAAGAGAAGCTTGGCATCAAAGAAGCTCGGTCACGGATGTGTTCATGAGTCATCTTGACGAATGAAGGGCGTATCATTTTACCGCTACGCCCATCGATAGTTCGACAATTCGAAAATCTTAATATGTATTGTCGAGCCGAAGATGGTTCGTGGTCTTAGGGGTAAACGTATACGTTTACACCGCCCACGGATATGCTGTTCGAGTTCGCCTTCTGACGAGCACTTCGAAGCGAGACAGACTAAGGCGTACATCTCGACAGCAAACCAAACCAGTTGCAACAAAGCTTCATTATTAACAACCGAATTGGACTTGACAGGTTTATGTAATTCCCCCTTATATATCCCCCGGAGGGGGAATGACGATCCTGAATAGGAGTGACGCATATGCCCGAACCATATCTCAATAAGTTACAGCAAAAAGAAATAAGAAAGAAACAATTATCACCGTTGAGGTTACAGATGATAGAGCACGTTGTCGCAACAGGTGATGGGCACTCGGCAACAGCTAGAGCATTGAATTGTAACAGGTCTTCTGTAGTACAGGCCATGAATGATCCATATGTTCAAGAGGTATTACAGCAGAAGGTAGGTGAACGTCTTACCAGAGCCAGTGCAATAGCCAGTAACACACTCATTAAGTTAGCGAGACAGGGTAAGTCTGAGTACGTACAGTTACAAGCGAGTGATTCCATTCTCGATCGTACAGGGTTCAAGCCACCCGATCGCTCTATACATCAGGTACAAGGTGACGTTAGTATACGTATCAACCTCGAGTAGAGGTAGGGGGGGTTAAAAACTACCTGCCATTGCGAGTATATGTCCTACTCACTCAATTTTCTTAAAAAAAAGCACTTTCATCCTGTGCGTGTACTAAGTTCCTCTTCTTTGTAATTAATACTCCTTCGATGTTTGAATTATTTTTTAAATGCTTGGAGTTAGATCATATGCATATTGGTTCTTTAAAGAAGCGAATGATAAAGTTAAGTAAGCGCCTTCATCGTTCTATTGATGGTTCTCCTCAAGGGAATAAGTTAGAGGAGTTGGTTAATGAGTTTGAGTCTACTGTAGACGATGCTCATCGTTCTTTGTCTGATGGTCGTGGTAAGGCGAATAAAATATTAGACAAGTCTCTTGCTGAGAAGGCAGAGAAACCCAAAGCCAAACCTAAAAAGAAAAAGTAATGAGCTTTTGCTCAGAACTCCGGCATGAGGATTTGATGAGGCTCCGCAAGGTGCTTCGTCAGATGTTTAAGGTCCGTACCAAGCGTCATGAGGTATCTGATTGGGAGCTTGATAGGTGGATTGAATCCATTGGGCCTAAAGTACGCGAGAAAACTGTAAAACAGGCAGTAGATAGAGGTCTTGTGGAGTGAGTTATGAATTTAATTATACGCCAGCAGGTGAAGTCCTTAAAACATTTCTTAAAGATGAAAGTTACTTCCGCGGTATACGTGGTCCTGTGGGAAGTGGTACCTCCTCTGCTTGCTGTGTCGAGATATTTCGTAGAGCGTCTGAACAAGTTGCAGGACAAGATGGAGTCAAGCGAACACGCTTCGCGATAATCCGTAATACCAATCCTCAGCTGAAGACAACTACGGTAAAGACTTGGCTTGAGTGGTTTCCTGAACATATCTTTGGTAAATTCAACTGGTCTGTACCTTTTACCCACAATATCAAGCTTGGTTCGATAGAATGTGAGGTAATTTTCCTGGCATTGGATCGCCCTGACGATGTAGACAAACTGTTATCTCTTGATCTGACAGGGGTGTGGATCAATGAGGCCAGAGAAATCAGTAAATCTGTGGTTGATGGGTGCACAATGAGGTGCGGCAGGTACCCTTCTATGAAGGATGGGGGGCCGACTTGGTATGGGGTAATCGCTGATACCAATGCGCCAACCGATGACCACTGGTGGCCCATTATGGCGGGAGAAAGCCCTATTCCAGACTATATTCCAAGGGAAGAAGCAGCGATGTTGCAGAAACCAAGCAACTGGACCTTCTTTACCCAGCCATCTGGCATGGTTGAGAAGTTTGATAGCACAGGAAAGACCATTCTAGGCTATGAAATGAACCCTGAATCAGAGAATACGGACAATTTAACCCCTGATTACTACAACAATATCATTAAAGGTAAGACGAAAAGCTGGATTGATGTCTATGTCATGAACCGATTGGGTTCAATTGATGAAGGAAGGCGGGTTTATCCTACATTTAATGACGATGTTCATGTTGCCCCAGAGAGTTTGATCCCAATTGAAAGCCTAGACATCTATGTGGGCATTGATTTTGGTCTAACACCCTCTGCAATCTTTGGTCAGCGCAGACCTGATGGCAGATGGAATATCTTACGAGAACTTGTGACCACTGATATGGGCACGGTTCGCTTTGCGGAGACTTTAAAATATGAAATTAAAAGACATTTTCCGGGTTTTGGGCCTGATCGCTTTAATTTCTACGGTGATCCTGCTGGGGATCAGCGCGCCCAAACGGACGAAACCACACCCTTTCAAATCCTACGATCTAACGGCATCGTGGCCCTGCCCACCAACACCAATGATCCTGTTGTACGGATAGAAGCCATCGAGGGGATGCTCAACCGTATGGTTGATGGACAGCCGGGGCTGTTATTAGACCCGAGTTGCAAGACATTGCGCCAAGGCTTCCGTTCTGGCTACCAGTATCGCCGTTTATCTGTCTCAGGTGATGCCAGATACGAGGATAAACCCAATAAAAATAAATATTCACACCCTCATGATGCCCTTCAGTACATGGCAATTGGCGCGGGGGAAGGAAAAAACATTCTTCATGGCGGCAGATCATTCAAACAAGTCAACATTAAACCGGAGTCAGGATTTTGGAATCGACAAAGAAATCAACGGAGGGGGTCAAGGGCTACATATGGTATGTAGGTTTTCGAAATACGACCCGACCCCTCCCCTTACCTTGGAGGTGGATTTGTAGAGATGGATATAAGCACGTTTATGCAATGCGGTATGATCCTAATATGGACTGCTGGATACTTTGTGAGTGGCTTGGCTTTCGTCTTCATATCGAACTATTACGGGGAGAGAAGGTTGAGGCGTTATTCCATCAAGCCTCTCAAAGCGGCGGGATGGTTTCTTATGAGTCTGAGTATCGCGATGGTCTTGCTCTTAATTTCAGGATGCCAATCTATTGTGTCACTTGGGCAAAGCACTTGCTCGGTTTGCAATTATGTCCTGCTGTAACCCCTTATCAATTATTCTGTGCGTTGAGAAATCGCGGCGGTTCAGTCATGTTCGAGCAGGAGAAACGTAATGGATTTTTTTGGAAGCGATGAAAAGCCTGTTGTTCAACAGGAAGACCCTGAATTAACCCGCCTGAAAAAAGAAGAGGAAGCTCGTCTTTTAAAACAGGAACAAGCTCTGGCAGAAGAAAAAACCGCCAGATCAAAACGCCTTCGTGGTGCGCGATCTCTTATGTCGGCTGGGTATCGTGGGTATGATGACAATAAATTAGGAACAGCATAATGGGTGATAGTTCAGAAAGTGCAGGTGGCGGCTTCGATGATGTTGCCAGTTTTTATGACGACCAAGGTCGTGAACGTCAGTCTAACCCCAATCCCGTTGGTTCTTTTCTAGGAAGTACCACACCTGCTGAACATTCAGAAAATGACAAGCGTGTTAGTGCGGCCTTATCGGCTATGCCTGACCCTGATACGGGTGAACGTATGTTTGATAACGTCATCACAGGGCAAAGGGAGTCAGTAGAAACTTATAGTCGGCCAGAATTTGCCCCAAGAGAGGGCAGTGCTCTGGATTTTAATCAAGAACCGTCTATGACCGTAACACCTCTTGGTGTTGTTGGTCGGGTGCTAGGCAGTCTGGCCGCTGGGGGACCGCTTGGTCTTGCGGCAAGTACACTATTAGGTGCGGCTGGTAATAAAATGAGTGAAGAGGCTGGTCATGGCTCAATTACCATAAGAGCCAGTGATGGTGTCACGGTTAATCGTGGTGATAGTGGAACGGGTAATCGTAATGTCTATACGACTGAAAATACAAAAGATGTTCCTGAAGGATTAATGGCAGGAAAAGACCCAGCTTTTCCCGGCAGATATGATAATCCTCCTGACGGAGATATTGATTATGGCAATGATTCACCTTTGCCCTCTTCTGTACCAAAAGCACCAAAACAAAAAGCAAGTTTGTTGTCTCCACAGCAACCAAATATCCAAGAGGAAGAAGTTGATCCTCTGGCACAGTCACGACGAAGATATGCTGGGCAAAACAGTTTAATGAGTAGTGGTTATAGAGGATTTGCGTAATGGCAATGAAAACAATTAGAGAAGTTGTAGAAGGCGAGGAACGTGCACTTTCTTTGCGCCGTTTGTGGGAACCTATCTGGGGTGATTGTTATGATTACTGTCTTCCCGGTCATAATGGTTTTACAAATCTGTCTCCCGGTCAGCGTGCTGATGAATTAATCTTTGATGAGACTGCTATTGTTGGAACTCAGGAGTTTGCATCACGCATGGTACAGGGAATTGTCCCCAATAATTCAAGGTGGACACGATTAGAACCTGCACCCGCGGCAGTTGGTGAGCTCGATGACAAACAGTTGGCAACCTTGCAGGGCGAACTTGATGAGGTTACTGACTACGCTTTTGAAGTCATCAATAATTCTAATTTTAGCCAAGAAGTCCATGAGGCTATGCTTGATGTTGGCATTGGCACGGGGAATATGACCATTGAAGAAGGGGATGCGGTCAATCCTCTCAAATTTAATGCTGTTCCATTAAGCCATGTTGCTCTGGAACGTGGTCCTTATGATTCAATTGGAGCTCAGTATCGTAAACGGGTTGTCCGGGTTGACAATATCAAGACCATATGGCCCGAAGCGACCTTCAATACAGAGCTTCGGGGCTTGCTCGATAAAGAACCACATAAAGAAATAACGATTTCTGAGGTTTGCTATCGCGATTGGGCAGAGATTGATGAAACCCATCACTACTGCGTCTATCTTAAATCCAGTGAGCATAAAATTTATAGTGAAACCTATTCAGGAATAGGCTCAAATCCGTGGGTTTCTTTTCGTTGGGCTAAAACCGCAGGTGAAATTTACGGTAGAGGTCCAATTTATAATGCTTTAAGTGCAATTAAAACGTGCAACTTGACGGTTCAGCTTATTTTAGAAAATGCGGAACTGGCAGTTTCGGGTGTATGGCAGGGGGATGATGACGGCGTGTTGAACCCTGCCAACATTCGTATGATACCTGGCACCGTCATTCCCAGATCAGCAGGAAGCAGAGGATTGGAAGCCCTGCAATTCCCGGGTAGTTTCGATGTTGCCCAGCTGGTGCTTAATGATATGCGTCACAACATTAATCGAGCTCTTTACAATGAGACATTGGGACGCAGGGAAGGTACACCAATCAGTGCTACAGAGGTTGCCGAGCGTATGGGTGAGCTCTCCAGACAATTGGGAAGTACCTATGGCAGACTGCAAGCTGAACTGGTTCTGCCTTTAATGAAGCGGGTTTTATATATCCTGAAAAAGCAGGGAAGGATTACGCTTCCCCAGATTGACGGTCGGGAAATTCAGATTCGTGCTGTCTCTCCAATGATGAGAGCCCAGCGCAATGAAGATATTTCACAGCATATTAATTATGTAAGAACAATTGGTGAGTTATTCGGCCCTGCAACAGTTCAGACAATTGTTGATCCTACCAAGTTTTCTGAAAAGCTTGCGCCTTGGTACGAGGTCGATCCTGATGTTCTGATGGATGAAGAGAAACGCCAGCAACTTACCCAGCAAACTGGAGAAGCAATGGCTCAAGGTGGTGGTGGTGAAATGGTATCACAGATAAGGGAGTTAATGCCTTAATGAAACAACGGCGTGTTGAGTCAGAGGAATCAATAAAATTAAATAAGATGTACAGGGCAACATTTACCAAAGGTTCAGGTAAGGCTGTTCTCAATCATCTCAAACAGATCAGTATTTATAGTGTAGGGGGTCCGGGCATTACGCCAGATACCCTTATGCATATGGAAGGTCAGCGATTTATTGTCGCTGAAATTGAAAACCGTGTAGAACAAGGAAAGGACTCTGGCGATGAATGACGATAGTGCAGGTGCAGTAGAGGCTGAAGCACCAGCTGAAGCAACTGAAGAGGTTAATACTGAAACGGCTTCACGGCCTGAATATGTGCCTGAAAAATACTGGAACGCCGAGCGTGGTGAGACAGATATTGAGAAATTAAGCAAAGGTTATAATGAGATAGCCAGTGCTTTTGGTAAAAAAAATGAAGACTTAGAAGCTGAAATTACCAAAAAATTAGAAACCAATAGGCGAAAGGATGTTCCAGAAACGGCGGCTGATTATGTTTTTGAGCCAAATCCTGAACTTATTCCTGAAGGTGCCAAGTTTGAAATGGATAAGGAAAACGCCCAGTTAAAAGAATTTGGGGAACTTGCTCATGAAATTGGTTTATCACCTGAACAATATAACAAAGTGGTCAGTCTCTATGTTGCCAATGAAATGGCGATGATGCCAGACAAAAAAGCTGAAGCCGCCAAACTTGGTGAAAATGCACAAGCCCGGATTGAGCGTGTTGATATGTGGTCTAAAGCAAATCTCTCTGAAAATGCTTATACGGCGGTTGTTGGTCAGGCAACATCAGGTGAGTTTATTATGGCGATGGAGGAGCTCATCGACAAAACATCTGGTGCGACACTTGACGGTGGTGATGAGAAAAAACAAGGGGCATTAACCCTAGAAGAGCTTCAAACCATGCAGAAAGACCCACGTTATCGTGATCCCAGACATCGTGAAGATGCGTATGTAAAGCGTGTGGAAGCTGGTTTTGCGGCATTAACTCAGTAAACGGACAGACAAGACATTGCCGGACATTTTTTATTCTGTCCGTTGACCTATTGTTATTGGCAGGTCATTTTTTTACCGTAACCCTCGGCCTGAAGTTTCGGAAAGCGGCCCTTTATGGATACCCGTCCTACGAATCCGACGACACCCGAATTAACTTTAACTCTTGTGTTCAACGATTTGGAGGATAGCAATGGCTTTTCCAGATATTAATGATTCATTTGTTAAGCAATTTGAATCTGAGGCGCATATGGAATACCAACAAATGGGTTCCAAACTGCGTAACACCATTCGTACCAAAGCTGGTATTACTGGTGAATCTACTACTTTTCAGGTTATTGGAAACGTAGACGTTGGAACTAAAGCCCGAAACGGCAAGGTTCCTCGTTCTGAAGCTTCCCATGCACCTGTCGAAGTTTCTCTACAAGACCGTTATGCATCAGTAATGATTGACGATCTTGATGAGTTAAAAATCCAACATGACGAGCGTGGTGTTCAAGCTAAGAATATCGCGGCGGCTATGGGTCAAGATACTGATGATATCATACTCACAGCTATGGATGCGTCAGCTAACAGTAACAACGTAAGTACCGCCGAAACATTTTCTGCGGCGGCTACACCAATCGGAATTATGGAAGACTTTGGTAATGCTTCTATTCCTTTCGATGGTGAGCTTTATGCTTGTGTTTGCTGGGAAGCTTGGGGCGATCTGCTCGATCTTGATGAGTTTTCAAACGCTGATTATGTACCAAGTGAACAGCTTTGGTTTGAAGGCGTGACAGCTAAGAAGTGGTTGGGCTTTAACTGGTTCCCACATGAAAACTTACCTGTTGACGGCTCTAGCGATGCTAAGTGCTTCTACTATCATCGTTCTTCAACTGGTCATGCAATCGGTCAGGATTACTCACAGCGGATAGATTATCTTGCTGAGTATGATTCCAATCAGGTCATGGCTAAAATGTCGCATGGTGCTGGTCTTATCGATGATACGGCTTGCATTGAGCGTGTTTACAACAGTGCTTGATAAAGGAGATTTGAATCATGGCTTATAGTGCGGCAGGTCTTGTCAAAATGGGATCAGGAGGCGGTTTTAATATATATTTCTACCGTTCACTTGATACCGCGGCAACGGTCAATTCAGCGGCTTATTTCAACAGCGCAGTAGATTTTCTGAATGTTGGTGATTTAATCATACAACAACAGGTTGGTGGCTCAGTGGCTACCCCTACTTCTGTTACTGCTGGAACATTAATGTGGGTGCTATCGAACAATGGCACAGCCGTCGACGTTTCGGATGGAACGGCGATAGTTGTAACGGACGGCGATTAGAACTCCACGCCGGAGTATGGCGGGGCGAGGGTTTTTCTCATATGACTCTCTGGTTTGGCCTGAGTCCCGCCTGTTCCTGAAAGTATATAAATGAGTGTAGCGACTACTGATATTGCTGTTGCATCAAAAGGATTGGTTCTTATTGGGGCTGATCCTATTGCGGCTTTTGACGGAAGCAGTCGCGGAGCGATAGTTGCCGAACATATCTATGATGAGGCAATTGAAGATATTCTAACAGATACACCGTGGTCGTTTGCAACGACACAGGCTGATCTGTCCCATGTTTCAGATACACCAGAGTCGATCTGGTCTGATGCATGGCAAAAACCAACAGAAGCTTTATTGATACGCCGTGTAACGGTTAATGATAAAGACATTGATTATGAAGTCTATGCAGACAAAGTGTACTGCAATTATGACGAAAACAATATCCTGACAATGAATTATATTTTTCGGGCACTGGAACAGGATTGGCCTCCATATTTCAGGTATGCCGCTGAATTAAAGCTTGCCAGCATCTTTGCGATGTCGGTGGCGGGAAAGCCTGATATGGCTGACACCTTTCAACAACAGGCTGAATTTGCGTTACGTAAGGCTAGAAGTCAGGATGGTCAGGCTGACACAACCCACGCAATTACGACAAGCCGTTTTATTATTGCTCGGAGGTAGACTATGCCTTTAAGAGCAACAACTTTCCAAACCAACTTCTCATCTGGTCAACTCGATCCTCGTATGATGTCACGCGCTGATGTTGGTGTGTATAATAACTCAGGAGAAAATCTTCTTAACAACTCCCCTTTGGTTCAAGGAGGAGCTCGCCGACGACCTGGCTCAGATTATGTTGCGACATTAACTGGACATACACGCCTTGAAAAACTGCGCTTTAATGACACACAGCTGTATATCTTTGCGTTCTCAAATACTGAGCTAAAGATATTTAATTCTGCTGGAAGCTTGTTGCAGACCCTGACATCCCAGCCGTGGAGCGCAACGACCATGTGGGAGATGCGTTTAACCTCAGCTGGCGATACAACGATTATTACTCATGAAGACTTCGCAATGCAGAAATTACTTCGTACAGGGGCAACGACGTTTACGATTGCCGCTTATGCATTTGAGTCTCATAGTTCTGGTTATCCCCGGTATCAGCCGTTTTATAAATTTGCTGACGATAGTACGACACTGACACCCAGTGCAACGTCAGGCAGTGGAGTTACTTTGACAGCTTCAGCTGCTTCTTTTGTCTCTGCTCATGTTGGATCAATCATTCGATATAAAGGAAAAGAATGTGATGTCACAGCTTTTACCGATACCACCCATGTTACCGTTACGGTCCGGGAAACGCTGTCGGGAACATCTGCCGATACCGATTGGGACGAAAATGTTTTTTCAGCGGCGAAAGGGTATGCTAAATCGTGTGCGTTCCACCCTCGTAGATTGTGGTTTGGCGGCTCCAGAGATTTGCCCTCCCATTTATTTTCGTCGCAGTCGAACGCCTTCTTCAACTTTAATGTTGGAACTGGGCTTGATGCAGAGAGCATCCAAGCGCCGTTAGGATCAGATAGTGTTTCTGAAATACTTCACCTTCACTCTGGTCGACACCTCACTGTTTTCACAGATAGTGGTGTTTATTACGTTCAGGAGTCAAATACGACTCCTGTAAGCCCTTCTAACTTCAATCCTCGCTTCTCGGTACCCTATGGTAGCGCACAAGCCCCTCCTAAGCGCTACGATGGCGCTACGCTCTTTATACAGGATACTGGAAAAGTCGTGCGAGAATTGCTGTGGAATGACCTTCAGCAATCTTATACCGCTGAACCGATCAGTTTGGTGTCAAATGACATGATTGATGACGTACAGGATCAAGAGGTATTCTACGGAAATGATACAGGACCAGAGCAGTTTAATGTTATTGTAAACAACAATGGTAACATTTCTATTTATCATTCTGTTCGATCAGAGAAGATCGCGGCATGGTTTCCATGGGAAACAACTGGTGATTTTGAAAGTGTAACAGAATTAAACGGTGAAATCTTTGTATCTGTTAAAAGAACGGTTAATAGTTCCACAGTTTATTATCTTGAGAAATTTAATTTTTTAAAGACTGTCGATTGTTCTGCAACATTAAGTAATGTTTCAGGGAATATATGGCAAGGCTTGTCTCACTTGGTAGCATCAAGTGTTTCCTGTGTTGATAGTAATATTTATCATGGCGATTTTACCGTAGCATCTACGGGGCGTATTACCTTAAACGAAACTGGTACGGCTCCTGTTGCTGGTTTGAATTTTACTCGTAAGATTATTGATATGCCAGCTAACATTCAGGGGCCGAATGGTTCTTTGCGTGGATCGCAAAAGATGGTTGGTGAAATTATTGTTGAAGTTTACGACACCGCTAACTTTGCAGTAAATGGTCAGGAATTTCTTATTCGTCAGGTTGATGACGATCTTAGCACCAGCCCGTCAGCAGTAACAGGAACGTATCAGTTTTATGGTGGTGGTTGGTCGCGTGATGCCCAAGTGACTATTACACAAACGGCTCCTCTCAAGGGAACAATCCTCAGTATTTGGAAGGAGATATTAGCATGAGTTGGGAATATGTTGTAATGGCATCAGCGGTTGCAAGTGCGGGTGCTCAGTATGCGGCGGCATCAACACAAGCGAAAGCTGGAGCTAAAACAGCACGTATAAAAGCTCAGATCGATTCTACTAATGCATCTTTGGCAAGCTTGGAAGCTACGCAGACTGAAAGGTCGAGGCTTAAACAATTTGCGGCCTTACAATCATCTAATATATCGTCAACATCTTATGACCCCTATTCAAGTAAGTCATTTCTAGCAATAGAAAATGATTCAGAAGATGAATTAAAATCAGATGTCGACAGCATTAGGCTTTTAGGTCAGATAAAAACAGATCGTTATGCGAAGCAAGCAAAAATATCAGACATTACAGGTGATTCATATCGAGCAATGGGTAAAACAGCTTGGCTGAAACCTGCTGGTACTCTTATGGCGGGTGGATATAAAGCCCATAAAGTAACGAAAGAAGGATAATGGCTATAAAACCATATGTAAGTCAAAGCAAAGTTACACCAATTGCAGGTGTAGATACGTCAGGAATTAACAGAGTAGCGAATATACAGGCTAACAGTATGTTAGGAGCCGCTCGGGTTTTAGACACTATTGGCGAGATGGCTTTTCAAGAAGGAAAGAAAGAACGAATAAAAGAAGGAACGCTTGATGCGGCATCTGCTAAACTTGGTCGTAATGAACATGGTGAGCCCATATTACCTGACTCAATACCTAGTGATAACACCTTCTATGGTGAAGCGTATCAAAATGCTTTGTATACTAGGTATGGGAGTGAAGTTGAGATTGATTTAGCTAATCGATTTCAAACACTAGCAGGTGAAATGACTTACGATTCTCCTAAAACGGGGATGTCAAAAGCGCAAACATTTATGGAAGCCGCCACTCTTCAGCTTAATGCAACAATAGAAAATGTTGATCCAAATGTACGGGACTCTGTTCGGAAATATGGAATAGAACGTATTCGTCAACACCACAGTTATATTGATAATGCAGAAAAGAAAGCTGAATTTAATCAAGCTAATAAATCTAACGGTGAATTAATTACTCAAAGATATGGTGAAGTTATGTCACTAGTTCGAGAAGGAGAACCTTTCGAAGCTGTTCGTCTTTCTCCGCAATATAAAAGGTTTACTACTGCAATTGGGTTGAGAAGACAATTTATAGGAACAGCTAACGCAAACAATCTTTTGCATAAATATGATGTAGCTCTTGTTATGCAGGAAGTTGCCAATAGATTTTATCAAATAAAAGATGATAAAGGAATGACTACAGAACAGGCCGCATTAAAACGCAAAGAATTTCTTGAAAAAATCTTAACTAAAAATATGACAATAGGGAGTCGAAAAAAAGGAGCAGGGAACATAGGAAGCTGGACAGAAGAACAACGAAACGGTTTGGTTACGTTATTAAAATCTTATGATTCAGCTATGATTAATGTTTCCACGGCACAAAACAACTATATTTCAGCACAGCTGTTAGAAAAATTAGCAGGTGCGGCAATGTCCCATGGGACGGAAGATGCTCAAACTAAAATGACTAATTTGTTTAATAACACAAGAAAAGAAATTTTTAAATCAACAGGTAAGATGCCTTCAAACGGACAGTTACTAAGAACCGTTTCTGGTATAATTGCAGATCAAGAACGTCATAAGAACCTTGAGTGGAAGACAGATACCCGAAATCGCTTAATTAATGCACGTGCAGATAATGAAGAGAATAGAAAGGTTATTATAAAGGATGCTCTTCATTTACTAAAAGAAGATCATCCGGGTGAATTTGAAAATATAAAGGCTAACCTTAGAGATATGAAAGGCTCTCAAGGCCAAGTTGATTATTTAAGACAGGTTTTAAAAACCACAGGTCTTACGGCAGATCGAGTGCAAGCTGATTATGCAAATGAACGGTTAAAATTAAATATTAAAAATTATGGCAGAGAGTTAGGTCGCAATGTTTCTGCGCGGATTTTACAAATAGCTAAAGCTGGTGATCCTATAAAAGAAGAACGCCGCTTAAAACAATTTGAATCAGAGCTTGTTAAAGAGCTCAACGGCAGAACAGCACATATGAACAAACTGGCACCTTTGTTACGATCATTTAGAAATGGGCGTTCTGTTCCATCCAGTAAAACAAATGGTGATTTATTTATTCCGGCATTAAGATTTCTGGGTGTAGATAATCCAACTGATCCCGATGTTGCATTTGCTCATGTACGAATGGGTATACCAACATACATGATTGAAGCAATGCTTGATGGGTTGCGAGGAGTTAATTCAAATAATCTTCAAGCAGTCGATCAGGCAATGGCAATATTCAATAGATATAAAGGATTGCAAGGGGGCATAGAACACCTTTCTGCACAGCTTGGTTCTGATTATGCGGTGTTTCACAATATTTCTATTATGGGATTAGAGAATCATAAGAAACATATGGACCTTGTTCAAAAGGCTTCTCGAGGAGATAACACTCCATTCGGGGGTTATAAAAATATAATACCTGGCTATCGAACAATTAATGATGAGGGTGAAGAAATAGTCGATGGTCTTGCTGTTAAAGCCGCATTTAATAATTCTATGAAAAGGGTCAACAAGGATTTACTTGACGGCTATACTCCGTGGATTTCAACATTTCCAGTAAGTCTTTTAGATATATCGTCACATTTGCCAGATTCTGAAAAAGAAAACCTAAAATACAAAGCAGAACGGGCTGACAAGTCACCTGTTCCCTTTGAATTTAAACGTCAGGCTGAGAAAATTTGGCTTGCTAGTCTTCATCATTTTAAGAAAGGCGATGAAATAACAGACGAGGAAATGGATGAAGCTATGAAATATGCTGTTCATACGGCTATGTCGAGCCGTGTGTCTAACTGGGGTTATACAATGGCAATGAAAGGATCGGGTAATTTTGGTGAATTAAACTTAGTTCAAAATGCTCCTAATAGATTTTTTGCTATCGACACGGCAGATGGTCCATCTACGAATTGGATATTTGATGCAACCAATAAGATGGTAGCTAAGACTGCTGATCCCCGAATGAACAAAGGGAAACTGGTATTAGGTTATAATTATTTCTTGGAAGATAACGGGAAAAAATCACCAGCTGGGACACCTATTTATGATGTTAGAACGTGGAATGACGAAGTTGCAGGTGATTTCATGCGGGATAAAAGAGGTAAAATTGTCGAAGTTGATTTATTTGCCAAATGGCAAGCAAAGCAATCTGATGCTCTGATAGAAGAACAGCTTAGAAAAGCTGATGAGCAAGAAAAAATTCATAAGAAAGCGGCAGAATTAAATAAACAGTTCTTTAACGAGAGAGGCCGTGCAAAAGCGCATATGTCAATAAGGTGAATAAATGGGATTTATAGAAGAATTAGATCGCATAAACGGACAAAATCGACAACAGGATAACCGTCCAGTTCATCAATTGGATACATCTGAGCGGGTATGGAACGCTCTGCAAACTGATACCTTGGTTGGTCAGATTGGCACAAGTCTCAAATATCATATTGAGATGGGGGATTTTGGCGATTACCAGCCCGTTGAAGGTTATAATCCTTTTAATGATAATATGATTGGTTATGAAAATTATGCTGATGAGTTCATCACATCGATGAGCCCAGCAGAAACAATGGTACGAAAAGCAATCATTGATCGTAATAACGAAAGCCGAAGATCATTTGAAAATCATGGATGGTCACGTTTACTTGGCAATCTAATGGACCCTATTAATATTTTACCGATACCTTTAGCCAGAGGCATTGGATTTATTCAAGGTGCCAAGCAAGGATCAAAGGTTGGTCTTTTAGGTCTTGGCCCAGCTGAGGCAATACGTGCAGGTATGGACCCTACTAATCCTACCTTAGAGCCTTATTTTGCAATTGCTGGTGCAGGAATTTTAGGCGGTGCGATTGGCGGTATAGCAGGTGGTATCGGTAAAGTTAAATTAGATTTCATGGCTGATAACTGGTTTGCAAGTCAAAGTGCTGTTGATGCTTATAATCGATTAGAAGAGATTATGCCTGATACTGCGGCAACGGTTCGTCCGTTTTCTGAAAGAAAAACATTTGTTAATAAGGATGGTTTAGAATATCAGGAGTCAATTTTTGACCACGTAAAACGCTTGATTGATAAATCATCGCGGGAAAGCAATACTGAGTATGATGCACGAATACTTGAAATAACCAGTGATCCTAAAAAATATGAAGACTTAATAGAAGTTAGCAAAAGCTGGAATCCAGATTCTTTTGTTCCAACTGGAACAGGAATCGAAACAATGCGATTAGCACAGCATCCTTATTTTTTACTGAAAAATAATTTATTTAAAGGCGAAATGGGTAATTCAATTCGTAGATTGGCTGATCGAATTACTGGTTCTCCGGGCATGATAACAAAAGGTATGGCCGCTGGTGATTCTATAGCTCAAGGTGTTCATAACAAATCAAAGTTACATAACAAATTAGCAGTAGATGCCAGTAAAGGGATGTATCATGCTTATTTAAAAGAACAAAATATTAATCCAGATACTATGACACCATTTGGTCGGGCTCTTAAATCTGTTGAGACAAGTATTTTTCATGGCAGAGAATACAAACAATTTAAAGATGATGTTATGTGGATGGTGTTGTCTGGTGAGAAAAGCACTAATGCCAATGTTATTGAGGCGGCTACTGCCCTTAAAACTTATATGGATGCAATGGGTAAAGCTGGTCAGGATGCAGGTATTTTTGGTATCGCACGTTTAAATCGGCGTAAGAAATTTTTACAGGAAGAGGTAATACCTAACTCAGACCGTTCTGTTTTAAATCAGGTAGATCGTCTTAGAGGTGCATTATCTGATGAAAAAAACCTTTTAGGACGAGATTGGTTAGTCAGGGCTATTGATGATTTAGAAGGCAAGTCAAATTTGAGTCAAAAACAATTTGATAATCTTGAAAAATTTAGGGAAGAACTCAAAGAAGTAGATTTTATTTTAATGGGAGACAACCGTAGTTTTTTGTTAGATCGAACTCGCGACTCTTTTAAAAATAAGGGTGCTCAGATTTATCATGATAGGATTAAACGTCAGCAAGAATGGGTTGATGAATTAGCAGATATTGAAGCTCGTTTAGAAAATTGGAAAACAGCAAGTGCCCGTGGTGAATTACCTCAAGCTGAAAAACAGGCGTTCACTCACTGGTCACGTATGTTTAAGCATGATGAAATTGTTAATCATAGGGCAGAATTTTTAAAGATTTTAGAAGATTGGTATATCAAGACAGATACTACAGGTGTTCGTGCTAACCAAACGCTTGATAGTATTTTAAAACAACGTACCCAAGGTGACATTAAGCGATTGCTTGATGATGCTATGAGAAAAGAAGGTTTACCAGAATCTACTATCAATTCGGCGTTAGCAAAAATTGATGACATATTTAAAACCAAATCAGTTGATCCAAAAATTAAACAATTACAATTAGAAGAAGCACATAATTATGTTCGTGGTCTAGTTGATACTTATGGTGTTGGTAAAGATGCCCGTCTTCAGGAAGCTTTAAAAGAAGTTGAGCGAATGGCATCACGGGGAGAGCCAGAAGATTTTGCGTTTGGTGCGGCTTCAGCTACCAGAGAACGTATCTTGGAAATGCCATCTTATATGCTGACTAAACGATATAATGGTATTGCTGATTTTATTGAAACTGATCCAGAAATTATGTTGCGTCGTTATCATCGCCGTATGGCGGCATCGATTGAGATGGGTAATGAATTTGGCGATGCTACGATGAAGAACTTTACAGATGAATTAAAGCTTCGTCTTGAATCTGAGGTAGATAATGCTGTTGGTAAAGAAGCAGAAGCGTTAGCGCGGGAGAGCTCACGGGTTATCCAAGCTGTTACTGACATGAAGGAAAAGGTCTTAGGTGTTTATAAGCTTCCAACTGATCCTAGTTCAGCCAGTGCTCGCGGGGTTCGAAGTATAAAAAATGCTATGGTTTTAGCTTTAATGGGTAAAGCAACTGTTGCGGCGTTAGCTGATATGGGTCGAACAGTTATGTCTGTTGGATTGGAACGGGCATTTAAAGGGGCATTTGATAAATTTACTGTCGCATCTCATGATTTCAAGATGGGTGGCGCAGAAGTAGAGCTTGCTGGAGAAGCAGCTGAAGTTGCATTACATGGACGATGGGAAGCATTTTTTGATGTAGATGGTGGGTTTGGTGGAAACACAATGATCGAGCGTATGCTTGATACTGGTGTCAATAAGATGTTCGTTCTTAATGCTTTGTCGCCATATACCGATATGATGAAACGATTTTCTGGTTCAATCATTCAATCTGAAATGATCCGTACATCTGTTAAATGGGCGGGTGATTTAAAGTGGGTTAATGAAGGTGGCGAGATGGTCATGCGTGGAAAACAAGGAAGGCTGACCAAATCTGAGCGTGATGCATTACTTAAAGTAGGTATTAATTTAGATGATGCTGTTAAAATAGCAGATCAATGGACAAGAGCAGGAGCCCAGAAAGGTAACACCTTACATTTAGCTAATACTGGAGCGTGGGATGATCCTGTTATTCGTAACAAGTTCCGTGTTGCGCTTGTTGACGAAATTAATAATGCGGTTATTACACCCGGCCCTGCTGAAAAACTTAATTTTATGAGCACTCAGGTTGGTAGCTTAATGACCCAGTTTAAGTCATTTGGATTCTCGGCAACTCACAGAACCTTATTGGCTGGCTTACAACAACGTGATGCCAAAGCGTTTCATGGCATACTATCAATGATCGCAATGGGTTATATGGTCGATATTATTAAGTCGCCCAGCTATGACAAACGTGACTTTACCTCAATTGATCGCTTGGTTCAGGCGATTGATTACTCTGGTGCTACTGGAATTATGTTTGATCTCGACAATATGCTTGAGGTCATGAGTGGGAATACGCTGGGTATTCGCCCTATGCTGGGTGTCGATAGTTTTTTTAAAGACCCGAACCTCGCTCAGCGCACAGGCCAAGTTGGTGGGCCTGTGGCCTCGCTGGGATTAGACCTGGCTAACTCAATTCTTAATCCTGACGCAGATAGTCAGGACATGGCTCGTTCTGTTCGGCGGCTCCTGCCGTTCAACAATCTCATCTGGTTTTCATGGGCGGTTGATAGATTGCAAAGGTCAGCTGGCAGTATTGGTGAGGATGATGATGAATAGATTTCGTTCTGTGCGTGGTGATTTTTATTTTATTAACTTATTTTGAGGGGAAACGGAGATAGAGTATGACACATATTACAATCGGAACAACAACAACGATTGCTAAATATACTGCGACATCTGGTCAGACAGCGTTTAGCATACCGTTTGAGTTTTTTGATGATGATGACATAGATGTTTATAAACAAGGTACCTTATTAGAGAAATCGACACATTATAATATAACGCCTGTCACTACGTACAGCGGTGGATATAATGGTGGTACGATGACCCTGACATCAGGTGCAACAACATCTGATTCAGTTGTCTTAGAATTAAATATATCCCCAACACGGACAACAGATTTCCCGACTACTGGTGGATTTAATATCGATACGTTAAATACGTGGATCGATAAAATGATTGTATTATTCAAACAAGCTTTTGAAAATATAGATCGTAAAGTTGGTAGAGCTTCGACTGACACATCAACTTATGCATTAACTTTACCTGTTCCTACTTCGACAGCGCAGAACCTCCAGTTAAGTACATCTGGTTTTACTCTTATAGAAAGGGGCAATGTTGTTTTAAATGGTACTGGAGCACCTGCTGGTGGCACAGGTATCAACGGTGATTTTTATATCGATAGCAATGCAAATAATCTTTACGGCCCAAAGGCAGGTGGTTCATGGCCTACGGCTGTTTCAATGGTTGGACCTACAGGCTCTACAGGGGCCACTGGTGCTACAGGATCGACAGGTGGCATTGGTTTAATGATAGCGTTAGGAGGTTAATGTGGCTGACACATTTCATATGGTAAATGCAGATATTACGACAAGCGATCCTACTGTTTTGACAGCTGGTTCTGGTGAAACTTTAGTCGTTGTTGGATGTCAGGTTTCTAATATGCACGCAAGTACAGCTTGTTGGTTGACAGCGACTGTGTACCAAAGCGGTGGAGGTACTAATGCAATTCTTTGTAAGGAAGTATCTATTCCAATCAACGACGCATTTAACCCGATACAAGGAAAACTTGTTTTGGAAACAGGTGACTATATCAAAATGGATGCTCAAGCAAATAGTTCACTTGAGGCAACAATCTCTTATTTAAAGCAGACTTGATATGAGTAATTTTTTATCAGGAAGAACGAGCCTTACAACAGTTCAAACTGCTGATATTGCTGATAACGCCATCACTCTAGCAAAAATGGCTGGTGGCACAGACGGTCAAGTCATTACCTATGACGCATCAGGCGATCCAAGTGCTGTAGGGCCGGGAACCGATGGACAAGTTCTAACAAGTACGGGTGCTGGTTCACCGCCCGCATTTGAGGCTGTTGGTGGTGCTGGAAAAATTCTTGAAGTTGTTCCATTGGTTTGTGACGGAAGTGCAGTTACTGTTCCTTCTGGCACTTACACTTCAACAGATGTAACAGCCGTTCAAACATCTACTCAAACGTATGTCGATTTAAATGGAAGCTCCATCGACTACACACCTCCATCTGGAACATCATCTGTTATTTATGAATATCAATTTATGACAGGCTATGCAGACGCAACGGGCTGTTTGCACATTAAATTATTTCTAGCTGGAACTGAAGTTACTGATGCGAGGGGTGGTTATTCTTGTTACAGCATGATCTTAAATCGGCCATATTTTAAGTGGGTTTTCAGAATTGGAGATGGTGATGATGCGGGTGCTGGTAAGGTTTCAAGTTGGAGTAGTGGTAAAATTATAAAACTCCAAGCACGAGATTATTCATCAGCATCAACTGTTAAAATTCATGAAACTGCCTACTGGGATGGCACGGGCGGTAGTCACATTGGCAAGCCTGTTTTAACCGTGACAGCGATAGATTAGGAGAAGTCATGTCAGATTATAAAATACTTCGAAGAGTTGAATATCCATCTGTCCATGATTTTCTTGAAGCTTTGCACGATAAGGAAAAGGGTGATGACACTAAGTATAATGCGTGGATTGCCGCTTGCGACAAAGTCAAAACTGATTTTCCAAAGGGGGATTAAATGAGTAATTATCTATCAGGTCTTAATCAACTTAATCCTCAAGTAAAACGTCACAATGGTGGTACTGCTACTCTTACTTTAGATTCTGCTGGCACAAGCAATGCAACGATGCTCTATGTTAATGGTGTGGCCCAAACTCCGGGGGTTGATTTTAATGTAAGTGGATCGACACTTACCTGTACTTCAACTCTACCAGCCGGAACAAACATTGCGACTACCATCCAGTATTTTTCTACAGGCGTAGTTAATGTTCCTTCCGACAGTTCTGTGACTTTGGCAAAAATGGCTACAGGCGTAGTTGCTGTGCCACATATTGAAGGCATTGCTGGTAATATTATCACCGGTTTAGCAAGTAATTTAACTATTACTTTAACTAATCATTCACCAGATATAGACGTGGTTTTTAAAGAAGGTGGAACAACTGTCGCGACTGTGACCAATCAACAAGTCGATCTCGGTTCTGTAGTTGTTGCAGTCCCATCAGCAGTTTACGGCCAAACTACTGGAGACACTATTACCATTACTGTTTTAAATTCCAGTGGGATAGTATCAGACAATTCAGTAAATAAAACTGTTGTTGTTGCGCCCGGGTTGCAAGCAAATCCAGCATCATCTCTCTCAAGTTTACTTTCAGATCGGGGCTGGACTGATGGATCGGCAACTGAAGGAGTGTACTGGTTCAACAATGGAACCAACACTTTTCCAAATGTCATTAAAAATATATCAGGCAATACTTGGTTACTTTTGCAAAAAAACTTTGTCCCTCACGCATACAAAGGTGGCGATAGTAACAGTGGTTCTGCCTTATCATATGGTCTTATGAACTCTAGTGGTAATGCTATTATCACTACTGCAATAGATAATAATACAACACCATCGTCTTCCACGTTAGGAGTAAACCATGCACGAATGAGTGTAACGGGGTGGGCGACAAGTTCGTTTAGTGTGCTTGGCGCATACGACAGTGGCGATAGTTTTAGAACTTATTCTGCGGCGGCGGCTGATTTACACGCTCTTATTGTTCTCGGCCAAGCAAATAATAATACTTTTGTTTCGAACACTGTCTACACTATGTCAGGCGGTTCAAATCCTTCTACGATGTATTTAGTTTTTAATACTAATTTCAATGCTGGTGACGGTGATGCCGCGAAAATGTCCATGACTGAATACAATGATAATACTCAGGATAGACATAATACAGCGGCAGAATTTCATGGTGTTTCGTGGTTTCAAGACGGCGGCACAGCTTACACTACTACTAATGCAGATTCTAATATTCAAGGAGCCACTCAAGGTGACTTCAGTTTTTGGGTAAGGTAGGAAAAAATGTATATTAAAGATAAATATCAAAAGACATCTGATGCCAATGTTTTTGTGAAAGCTGACGGAACAGAAATTAGTCGTGATAAGTTGGTTGAAGTCTTAAATGAGCTTTTACAAAATAGAGTTGATGAAAATTTAGGACCACATGATGAAGCATACATTGTTGATTTAGATACGCTTGTGGGAACAGGTTACTTTGAAGCTCGGAAGAAAGCCTATGCTTCTGCTGAGAGCCAACTAGAAATGCAGTACGATGATTTAATAGATAGTACGACAACTTGGAAAGATCACGTTGCTTCTATTAAGTCTAAATTTCCAAAGGGGGATTAAATGAGTATAACCAAAATAGGAGACTAAAATGGCACGACATCATATGACAACTGAAGGCCCAGTTGCCTTCACCGCAGAAGAGGAAAAAGCTAGAGATGCTGAAGAGAAAGAATGGGAAGACAAGGCCGCTGAAAGAGCATGGAAAGCATTACGCCAAAAGCGTGATCTTAAATTAGCTGATACGGATTGGAGAGCTTCTTCTGATGTAACACTTAGTGATGAGTGGAAAAAATATCGTAAAGATTTAAGAGATTTTCCTGCAACTCTAGACGATGCCAAGGTTATTCAAGAATACACTTGGCCAG